GTCAGCAGGTTCAGGACGCATGTTGCGCCCTCGCTTTCGTCCTCCGAATACGTCGCGGCGACGATGCGTACCGTACAAACACTTTCCGGTTCCTGTCCCGGCTCCTGTGTGTCTGTGCTTTTGATGTACTGCAACAGCAGATAGGGGACGCGCTCGGTCTGCGCCTTTTTGGTCGGCAACCGCATTTTGTAAATTTCCGCGGGCCGCTCTTTCGGCTCTCCGCTCCGGCGGTCTACGCGGACAGGTAAAAGCATGTCCTTTGTTTCGCGCCGCACGAACTCTTCCAGCACGTCCAAAAGGTCTAAAGGTGTCATGGCTTATCCTCCGTAACCGTTCAGAATCCGGGTGATTTCATGTTCAATCCGCTTGTTTATGACTTCCTGCGCCTTTTCCTCCACCTGCTCCACAACTACACTGTTCGCCGCCATCTGTGCGGCGGACGGCCCCATGAACTCGGTGATCGGAAGTCTGCCTGTCCCGTCCCGCTCGAACATGCCCGTATGACCGCTTTTCATTTTTGCGATAAATGCGTGTGCAAACGGGGTTCGCCCGCTCTCCGCCAGCACCGCCGCCGAAACGGTCGCGCGCTGGACAGGGAGGGTCGGGGAGACATTGAAGCGGTAAAGGGGGATTTTGTACCCGGCAAACGATACCATTCCCACAACCCCGCCGTCCACTTTCTGCGTCCTCACTTTGATTGTGGTATCTGCCCGGACATTCTGCCGGGTGATTGCGTAAACGCTCGTGATGCCCTTTAGGGCTTCTGATCTCACGGTGTTGTTGGCCCGGCGGATGACGCTTGCCATTGCCTTTTCCGCACCTTTTGGAACGCCGGAAAGAATCAGGTTCACCCGCTCGATCTGGTCGGCTGTAATCTGAATCATTCGGTCAACGCCTCCATGTAAAGCACGATTTCCCCGGCTTCCGGGTGAACCTTTGTGATTCGGTACAGGCAATCCCCGATTTCCACGTTCAGGTCCTTTTGCGGGATGGTTTTCAACAGGGACAGCGGAACATACATGACAAGATCGACAAGAATCAAACCGTCCACGTGGTCCGTGGACGGTTTCTTCCGGTCCTGCGCCCCGCCGTCGTCGATGATGACCGGGCCTTTGTAGCGGATTCCGTCAATCCAGAATTCCACAACGTCGGCGTGTTCCCGGCTGTTGTGGAATACGGCGGTCAAATCCCGCTCCACCTGATCTTTGAAGTTCATTACAGCACCTGCGCCACGTACCAGCTATTGACCTCATGGGGGACGGTCAGCGGCTTGCTGTTGATTTGCAGGAAGCGGCGGTCCGGGCGGCGTTCAATCCATGTCTGCGGCACCTTGTCGCCCTCCACGGTGACAAATCCCTTGCCCTCTTCGGGAATCATAGTGATTGCGCCGTAGTAGATGGAGTAATCCGCCTCCGTATAAAGCAAAGCAATGTGCTTGTCCGGTACAATGGGCTTGTTTTCCGGTTCGCCCGGCTCCGTCCAGTCGTCCAGATACCATTCGTTGTACTGATAGAAGTCAAGCCCCAACTTGTGATACGTGCCGATGTAAGTTGCTCCGTTCGGAAGTTGCCGGGGCTTGATGACCGCAAGATCATAGGCTTTCACGTCCAGCACTTCTTTAACCTTTGCGTGGTTAATGAACGCTGTTGCAACATCTTTCGCCATGACGCAGACATTGCAGTTCACGAAACCTTCCCGCTGTACGATTTCGTGCCACCGCTCAATGTCTGCCAGCGGGTCGCTCTGCGCGTTGTCCCACTTCTTTTCGGCGGACACGATGGTTTCTTTGTTGGTGAAGTCAAAGTCGATGACCTCATTCACACCCTCGCCAACAATCGGAATCTGCCCCGTAAAGATCGCCGTCGCCGCCATCCACTCTTCCCGGCGCACGATCATTTCGTTCAGTTCCCGCAAATCCTCCGCCAGCTTTTCCACGGCGCGTTCCGCGGGCTTTCTGCCGCTGTAAGGGTCCTCGCCCGCGGCCCGCTCTAACAGGTCGTCAACGGTGGTAATCTTGTTCGGGGCCAGCAGAACGGGGGTGTAACTCTTCGTCTGATAGCCCGTGTTTAGGATGGTTTTCCCGCCCACTTTCGGATGAACAAAGGGCGCAAGGGCGCGGGACCCCTTTTTGAAGTCCACGTCAACGCTCTTCGTGTTGAACGTCTGCCGGTTCTTGAAAAAGGTGTCGCGGAAAAACGTATGCACCGGGGGCATACGCCGGACCAGCTTCCCCAGCGTGCGGGGGGTGTAGATTGTTGTCTCGATAGCCATTGCGTTTCCTCTCCTTTACTTCAAAAAGATTCCGATATTTCGGAATGCGGTTGTCAGGGTTTCCGCGGTCACACTGTCCGGGAGATTGATTGCGTCCGCGAAAAATTCGCCCGTCAGGTACACCACGACTTCTTCCCCGGCGGCGGCATCGTCGGCGGCGATACCGTAAATCCCCGCGGTGGTGTTCTCATACTCCGTCTTTGCCGGGGTCGTGCTTCCGCTGTCCGCCGCGGACGCTTCCACCTTGACGACGGGTTCAACCTTCCCGTCGGTCAGCTTCACGGGGTCATATTTCTTGACGGTCTTTCCGCTGGCAACCTCTCGAACCGCAGTTGCAACGGGATAATCGCCCGCAAAGAAATTCACCGGGCTTGTCTGGTCGCTCTGAATCTGATACATGATTTCTTCCTCCTTACTTCGTTTCGGGGAACAGCTTGTCAATGGCCGCGTCTACGTCGTCCGCGTCATCGGGGCCGTCGCCGCCCGCTCCCTCTCGCTGTCCTCCGGTTCCAACGTCGCCCGCTCCGCTCGCGTGCGCGTCGTCGTCGCGGTCCTGAATGTACTTGCCGCCCTGCTTCTTCTGCTCCGCGACAATCGCCTTTGCCACGTCGCCCGCAGAAATGGGGTTCTTGAACTTCGCGTCGTTCACGATGGTTTCAAACCCCGCAAGGGCCACGTCCTCGATGTCCTGAATGCGCTTGCGCTCCGCGTCCACCGCCGCGTCCTCGATCTGCTTTGTCAGGTCCGGGAACGCCGCTTTCAGCCCATCCACGGTCTTGATGTCCTTGATTCCGTCCATACTTTCTTCGCTCCTTTTTGGTGTGTTTTGGGTGATGGTATTTGAAAAACCGCCGGGCGTGCGGGCCGTCAGGCGGTTTAACAACGATATGGTCATGTTTGGGTAGCGGTTCAGGTCCAGTGAAACGCTGTTCACGACAATCTTTGCCCCGTTTTCAACGGTGGTTTCCGCGTCCTCGAACATCAGCTTGTCGCAGAACCCGGCTTCGACGGCCTGTTTTCCGTCATACCACGTTTCCGCCGCCATGATAGAGGCGATTTCGTCGGCGGGCTTCCCGGTTTTCAGGGCATACCCGTTCACGATAGACTGCTTGATGACCTTGATTTCGTCGGTCAGCTTCACAAGGTCGGCTTCGTTGAAATAGCCCAAAAGCCCCATTGACGGGTCATGCACCATGAAAACGCCGTTCCCCGGAATCTCGATCACGTCGCCTGCCATAGCGACGATGGTTGCCGCAGACGCGGCCC